ACTACATTAGCTTTAAGTTTATTACCTTCAGCTGTAAGTTTTATTGCTAAAAAACAAAAAGGTCATAAGTTTCCTGATACTATACAGTTTAATAAAAAAGGTAGAAAATTTATCTAATGCAAGAAGAAGATAAAACATACGAGAACGAAGTTAAAAAAGAAGAACCAAATCATGGTGGTAAAAGACCAGGAGCTGGTAGACCTTTTGGATCTAAAACAAAGAAGCTGTGGAAATCTATGGAAGAAATGGCTGAGAAATATCAACATTCTCCTTTAGATTATCTTTTATCTGTGTTAAACAATCCTGCAAGTTCACCTGAACGTAAAATGTACGCAGCCGAGAAAGCAGCTCCATTTGTTCATGCTAGACTAGCTAGTACAACTTCTAAAATAGGTATAGATGAACCAGTCCAAATCAAAGTCCAATGGGAAAAAGACAAAGACTAAGATAATACAAGTACCTTATAAACCTAGAGAATATCAAAAAGCTGTTCATAATAATTTAAAAAGGTTTAGTGTTCTTGTTTGCCATAGACGATTTGGTAAATCAGTATTATCAATTAACGAATTAATTAAAACAGCAGCAGACAAACCTAGAGCTTTATGTGCATTCATAGCTCCGACATATCGACAAGGTAAATCAATCGCTTGGGAATATTTAAAATTTTATACAAAACCACTAATGCAGTTTGGTGGCAGTAGAAATGAAACTGAACTAAGAATAGATTTATTCAATGGATCAAGAATACAAATTTTTGGAGCAGATAACCCAGACTCTATCAGGGGTATGGGGTTCGATGCAGTTGTATTGGACGAATACGCTATTATGGCTCCAAGAGTATGGACAGAGATTGTTAGACCTGCAGTAGCAGATAAACTAGGATGGGTTCTGTTTATTGGTACGCCAATGGGACATAATCAATTTTGGGAAGTTTATGATTTTGCACAGCGTGGTCATAAAGATTGGTATGGTAAATTATACCGAGCTTCTGAAACAAAAGTAATTCCAGAGGAGGAACTGGAACAGGCACGTTCCATTATGACACCTGAACAGTTTGAACAGGAGTTTGAATGTTCGTTTACTGCAGCAGTGAGTGGAAGTTATTATGGTCGACTGATAACCAAAGCTGATAAAGATGGGAGAATCGGCTACGTGCCTGTAGATGATAACGCAGGTGTGGAAACTTGGTGGGACTTGGGGATAGGAGATTCTACTGCAATATGGTTTGCACAAAGAATCGGAGATGAAGTTCACCTGATAGATTATTATGAAAACTCAGGAGAATCATTAGCACACTATGTTGATGTCCTAACAGAAAAAGATTATGCTTATTCTAATCATATTGCTCCACATGATATAATGGCAAGAGAATTAGGAACAGGTAAATCTAGATACGAAGTAGCAGCTGAACTTGGTTTAGAATTTGAAGTAGCACCTAAGTTAGAAGTTGATCATGGAATTGAATCTGTTAGAAATACATTACAGTATTGTTGGTTCGATAGAGAAAAATGCAAACTAGGTTTAGATGCATTAAGACAATATAGAAAACAATGGGACGAAAAAAACCAAGTGTTTAAAAATAAACCTCTCCATGACTGGTGCTCACATGCAAGTGATGCCTTCAGGTATGGGTGTGTAAGTGAACCTTTAGACACAACAGAATGGGATAAACCAATTAATATAGATACAAAATACGTAGTATGAAAAAATCAAAACAAGAAATATTATCAATAGTAAGTAAAGAGATTCACAACGCATCAGGTTATATTGGTGGTGAGCTAGTTGCTAGAAGAAAGAAATCGTTAGAATATTATTTAGGTATGCCTCTTGGTAATGAACAAGAAGGTAGATCACAAGTTATATCTAATGATGTAATGGATACAGTAGAGAGCTTAATGCCATCTCTAATGAAAATCTTTACATCAGGTGATAATGTATTCGAGTGTGAAGGTGTAGGACCAGAAGATGAAGAAATGGCTAGACAATGTTCTGACTATTTAAACCATATTTTTTTAAAACAAAACAATGGCTTTACAGCTTTATATTCTGCATTCAAAGATGCACTTATTCAAAAAAATGGTATTCTAAAAGTTTATTGGGATAACGCACAAAAAACTGAAAGAGAAGAATATACTAGATTAACAGAAGATGAGTTTAATGATTTAGTAGAAAATGCTGAAGTTAAAGTATCAGCTCATTCTGAATATGAAGAACCTATCTTAGATGATAGAGGAAAAGAAATAGATAAAGTTAAATTACATGATGTGGTTATTCATAGAACTAAACTATATGGTCAGGTTAGAATAGAACCTATACCACCTGAAGAATTTTTAATTGAAAGAAGATGTAAGTCAATTGATACAGCTAACTTTGTTTGTCATAGAACTAACAAAACAAAAACTGAATTAATTGAAATGGGATATGATCCTGAAGTAGTAGAAAGTTTACCAACAGGTGATCCTGATTACTTTACAGAAGATAAATTTATTAGACATCAAAACATAGATTTCTCACATGGAGAAGCTGATGGTGATGAATCTACACAAGATGTTCTTATACAAGAATGTTATGTAAGAATGGATCTTGATGGTGATGGCAAAGCAGAGCTTGTAAAAGTTTGTGTTGCTGGAGATGGTAAAGAATTATTAGATGTAGAAGAAATAGACACAATGCCTTTTATATCTATGACACCAGTTATCATGCCACACAGATTTCATGGTAGATCTATTGCAGAATTAGTAGAAGATATACAATTAATTAAATCTACAGTTATGAGACAAATGTTAGATAATATGTATCTAACAAATAACAATCGTGTAGCAATACAAGATGGTCAAGTAGCTATGGACGATCTATTAACTAATCGTCCTGGAGGAATTGTAAGAACTAAACAACCACCTAGTAATGTAATGATGCCTATTACAGCTCAACCTATTACAGAACAAGCTAGTGGTATGTTAGCATACTTAGATGCAGTTAAAGAAACTAGAACTGGTGTTAGTAAAACATCACAAGGATTA